GCTTTGATCTCATCCTCCGTCAAGTGCGGCGTGGAGCATTTTTCCTCGCCGTCATACTTGTGATTGCACTGCCAGATTACTCGGCGGTATTTGCTGTTGGAATGCCAGACCTTTGAACCGTACCACTCGCCGCATTGTCCGCAGTGTATCTTGCCGGAAAAAAGGTGGACACCGCTATGCCTGCCGCCGCTGGTTTTCCTGCGCTCCATTTCCTGCTGCACCAGTTCAAACACCTCCGGCTGGATGATGGCTTCGTGGTTGCCCTCCACGTAGTACTGCGGAATCTCTCCCTCGTTGACCTTTTTCTTTTTGGTGAGGAAATCCACCGTGTAGCTCTTTTGGAGAAGTGCATCGCCTTTGTACTTCTCGTTGGTGAGGATGCTGCGAACTGCTCCTGCGTTCCATTTGTCCTTGCCGCCCGGCGATTTGATGCTGTCGGCGGTCAGCCTGGCGGCGATGCCGTGCGGCGTCATGCCCTGCAGGAACATACTGTAGATGCGGCGGATGATGACCGCCTCGTCCTTATTCAGAACCAGATTGCCGTCAGGACCCCGGTCGTAGCCGAGGAACCGCTTGAAGGGCACGGTGACCTTTCCGTCTGCAAACCGTTTTCTCTGTCCCCAGGTGCAGTTCTCGGAAATGCTCCGGCTTTCCTCCTGCGCCAGTGAGGACATAATGGTAATAAGCAGTTCGCCCTTGCTGTCCAGCGTCCAGATATTTTCCTTTTCAAAATAGATCTCCACGCCTTTTTCCTTGAGCTGGCGCACCGTGGTCAGGCTGTCTACCGTATTTCGGGCAAAGCGGCTGACCGACTTGGTGACGATAAGGTCTATTTTGCCCGCCAGCGCATCCGCCACCATACGTTTGAAGCCCTCGCGGTGCTTGGTATTCGTACCTGTTATGCCTTCGTCCGTATACACGGAAACAAACTCCCAATCGTCCCGGCTTTTGATATAGTTGGTGTAATAGTCCACCTGGGCGCTGTAGCTGGTGAGCTGCTCCTCGCTGTCCGTGGAGACACGGGCATAGGCGGCGGTGCGGCGCTTTTTCTTTTCATTGATCGGCGTTGCAGTGAAGCGACTGATTGTCGCCGGTATCGTCGTTACTGTATCATTACTTTCCGCATATGTTGCTTGCGCTGCTCCGTGTGCCTGGGCATATTCCGTTTGTTTTCCCATGCCGCTTCAAAGGTGTGACCGTCAAAGAATCGGATGGAAAGCTGGAACGGAGCCGTGATGTGAATGCAGGCAATCTGTTCACGGAAAGCCATCTCGTCAAATGACTCCAGCCCCATAGCCTCAGCACACAGCTTTTTGAGGACTTCTTCCTTGATGCTGGGGCTTTGGCATTTTCCGCTGGACGCGCACCGCCATACGGGATCAAAGCTGCCGTCTTTATGCCGTGACCGCTGCCTGCGGTAGTTCTCGCCACAGCTGTCGCAGCGAATACGGCTGGTGAAGCAGGAACTGTTGGGGCCGAGCTGATGCTCCTGCACATACCGGCCTTTTGCGGCTCTGCGCTCATCTGTCCAGCAGTCCTTTCGCATGGTGGACTCCCAGTGGTGCGGCACGATGCGGCCGTCCTTAAAATAGAAGACCATCTCATTCGGAGCAGGAATCTCAATGCAATCGATCTGCTCTGAAAAGATGATCTCGTCAAACGTATCCAGTCCCAAGACCTCAGCGCAGGCTTCCTTGAGCATCTGTTCCGGGATATCCTTGTTTTGGCATTGGGCATTCCCGGTCTTTCTTCGGGTTCCGCAAATCCAGATGGTGTAGTTGGCGTCTGGGTCTTTTCGCCCCTTGCGGTTAGACCGCTGATAGCTCTTTCCGCACCGACCGCACTTGATCTTGCTGGTAAAGCAGGAGGTATTGATGCTCCAGTTTGCCAATGCGCCAAGCTCCCGGCGACGCGCTTTTTCGGCCTGCACCGCCTGGTAGACCTCCATCGGGATGATGGCCTCGTGCGTGTTCTCCACGAAATACTGCGGCAGCTCTCCACGGTTGATTTTGCTTTTCTTGCTGATGGGATCCGCCACATATTCCTTTTGGAATAGAAGATTGCCCGTATAAGTGATGTTGCCGAGAATCTGCCGGATGGAGGAATTACCAAAGTGTTGTCCCTTGTAGGATTTCACACCCATCTCGGCAAGCTGCTTTTCTGTGGTTTCCGCCGATAAGCCATTCAGGTAATTGTCATAGATGAGCCGGACAATTTTGGCTTCCTCCTCATGGATGACCAGATGATCGCTCTCCCAGCGGTAGCCGTAGATTTGAAAGCGGCCGTTGGGGATGCCTTTTTCAAACCGTTTCCGGGTACCCCATTTGACGTTGTCCGAAATGCTCCGGCTCTCTTCCTGGGCAAAGGACGCCAGGAGGGTCAGCATCAACTCGCCGTCCTCGGTGAGGGAGTCGATGCGCTCCTTTTCAAACTGCACGGAAACGCCCAGCTCCTTGAGCCTGCGCACCGTATTTAACAGATCAACGGTGTTGCGCGCGAAACGGGAAATGCTCTTTGTCAGAACAATGTCGATTTTTCCGGCTTCGCAGTCGGCAATCATCCGATTGAACTCTTCGCGGGCATCGGCTTTGGTGCCGGTTATCCCGTTGTCGGCGTATACGCCCACATATTCCCAGGCGGGATTGCTCTGTATCAAGCTGCTGTAAAAGCTGATCTGTGCCGAAAGGGAGTGCTGCAACCGCTCGGACTCCATTGAGACTCTTGCGTAGGCAGCGACCCTTTTGCGGCGCGGCATCTGCGGTGTTTTCGCTTCGATTTTATTTACGATCCGCATGAAATCACTCCTTTCCGACACTATATATCACTCTGAATGCCGATTATATCAAGTCATTTTCCGATAATAATGTACCCAAAGATGGCGAGAACGCAGCCCTCAGATTTGTATCAATTACGGCATATTCCTCCTCGCTCAGAAGCCCCTTTTCACGGAGATTCTTTACGATGGAGAGGGCGGCAAGGTAGCTCATTTCAGAGCGGAATTTGTCCTCACTCATGCCCGTCACCGCCTTTGTAACGGTCTGCGATATAGCAGGCGTGAGAGCAGTATTTTCTTTTTGCGTTGCCGTAGGCGGTGAAGGTCTTTCCGCAGTGAGCGCAGGTGAAGTGGTATACAGCCCTGCGGTTGACCTTTTCCGGGTGTGCATTCCACCAGATGGTACGGCAGTTATCCGAGCAGAACTTGATTCGCTTTCTGCCGGGAGTCTGCGTAAGCAAAGCGCCGCACTGCAGGCAGAATCTGGCGTCCAGTTCAATGCGGCTGTTATCCGCAGCCTTCGTGCCGGTCAGCCCCATCTTACGGCAGAATGCGACAACGTTATCTTTCTTCAGTCCCACCGCATTGGCAATGGTGGCGTATCCATAGCCCTGTGAGCGTAGGACGGTAATCTGTACTTTTTGCTGATTTGTCATTGTGGTTCCTCCGTTTCGAGGGTTTCCCTCAATGACCCATCTGGACATGGGAGCCTGTTTTGGCCGAAAAAAATATGCCCACCGAACCGTTATGGTCAGGTGGGCATTCAGCAGGTTAAGTTATTTGATTTTAGCTGCGTAGTCAAGCGAAATCCAGCCAGCGCCGGACTTCAGCCGTCCCCAGCCAGCAGAGGACCCCTGGCCGGACTGGACCTCCACAATGGTAAACACGCCCTTGCCGGTAAACTTCCCGGTCTTGGCATAGTCCGCCCCCGGCCCTTTGCGGATGTTCAGATCGGAGATGCTGACTTTGACGGTAAACGGCACATCCGGTGCCGCCTGCGTTGATGTGTTCGGTGTGTAGATGTTCACACCGTTATTATCGAACACGCTATATCCCGGATTGGCATCAGCGCACTTCTTAGCATTAGAGAGGAGTTTGTATGCGCCTTTCTGCGGTTTGCTGTCAGACCATGTCTTGCGGACACGGTAATAGCCCTCTGTCAGCTTTTCAGGATACTCAGCCTCTGTGTCCCCGGATGTCCCAAGCTGCGCCGTAACCTTCTCCGCAAGATCACCCATCCTGGCATACATCCAACTGCCCGGACAGGACTTATTGGCAAACCAGCGATGGACAGTCAGCACCATCTCATCAGACTTCGGCTCATAACTGAGTGTCTTGTCCTTATCACCCAGCCAGAGGAGCTTGCTCTTGCCGTTGCGCTTACAGATGTCCGTGCAGAGTGTGATCAGCGTCTGATAGACCACATCCTTAAAGGCATACGGCTCCGTGGTGTCAGACGCGCACTCGATAGTGACCGCCCGCTGGTCGTTGGCGCTGGAGGAGGAACACCAGGAACGGTTTTTCTCCTCCACATACATTCCCACACGGCCGTCCACGCCGATGCCGTAGTTACAGCTTGCCTGCCTGGAAGTCGGCAGGAAGATATTTCCCAGCGTCTCCACCGAGCATTGCCCCACCACGCAGTGGGGCGTAATGCGGTCGATGCCCTGTGTCCGCTGCCCGGAGTGGTTGGGGCTGAGTTTCGTGTAAGATACCAGTGAACTGTTTGTATAAGCCATTTAATTTTCCTCCTTTTCCGCCCGGTCATGGAGCTGTTCCAGGATTTCCTTCATCTTCTCCGGCACGGGAAGCCCCAGGTGCGCCGCGTTCTCCAGAAGGCTCACGCCCTCGTTGGAGAGGTAAAAGAAAA